CCTGACGCTGATGGTTTCTACCCGAAGTGGGATGGGAAGAGGCTTCAGAAAAAGCGGGCAAGGATGCAGCCTCGCACTTGGGCTACGGTTTACCAGCAAGAGCAAATATCTAGTGAAGCGATTTTTACGCCACAGATGCTAGCCGCTGCCGTCAACGGGGCTAGGATGCCGGGGCACATGCCCCGTAACCACGACGCTGTTCGTGGCGGTAAGGGCGGGGACGGCTTAGTTTATTTGCTAGGAGTGGACCCTGCAACTTCAGGTTACACTGCTGCGGTAGTTATCGGGATTGACATAGCCACGCAAAAAAGGTATGTCATCGACGTTTACAATAAGGCCGGTACCACGCCCACAGAGATGCGGGAAATGATTTGCGGTTTTATCGACAAGTACGGTATCTCTGAAGTGCGAATCGAAAAAAACGGCTTCCAGGGTTTCCTAGTGCACGATCAGGAACTTAATAGTTACGCTGCCCAACGCGGAACGTTAGTTCAACCGCACTACACAGGTCACAATAAGCACGACTCAGATTTTGGTGTCGCCAGCATGACTTCCTTATTCGCAGGGTGGGAAGACAAGCAGTGCCTTATAGAGTTCCCTAGCACTATCCAGAGCGAAGCGATGAAGCAAATGATGGAACAGTTCGCTATCTGGGAACCTAAAATGAGTAAGAAGCAGAAGCAAGACATAGTTATGGCAACGTGGTTTGCTGAACTTGCTTGCAGGGATCGTGTGGTGACTTTCACTGGCGGTAGCCATAGAAGCAACCCATTCCTAACTCCATGGGATTTAAAGCAACAAAGAACATTCTCGTTAACTGACGCGGAAGCGCATAATTTGTGGAAACCAGTAGGAGCGGTATGACGGATTTTAGTAAAGACCTGAAAAGCAAGTACGAACGCTTGAGGTCTAACTACGCATCACGCGATGCCCGCATGGGTCTAGTGAGAATGATCCGTCAAGGACGCATGAACGAGGTCTACCCCGACCTCTTCCCGGCTGGCCCGCTCAACATGGGCATTGTTGCGAACATGATCGACGTTGCTGCCCACGATTTAGCGGAGGTCTTGGCCCCGCTCCCAGCGTTTAACTGCGCGTCATCCAAGTCAGTCAGCGATGCGGCACGAAAGTTCGCTGAAAAGCGCAGCCTAGTGGTTCAAGGGTACGTCGCGCACAGCGATCTGGGCCGACAAATGTACCGCGCCGCTGACCAATACTTCACTTACGGTCACGCGCCCTCAATGATTGAGATTGACGACGAGAACAAGATGCCGCGCATCACGTTTTGTGACGCGCTAGGCTCCTACCCAGTGTTCGACCGCTGGGGCAAAGTTAAAGAAGCCATGTTCTCCTACACTCTGACCAGGGACGAACTGCTAGAGAAGTACCCTCAAGCGGCCCGCGTGATAAGGCCCCCGTCCGGCTCGTACAACATGGATAAGAGCACGCACACCGTAGTCCGCTACCACAGTGCAACGCAAAACATCATGTTCATGCCCGACAAAGACGGTTTAATCCTAGAACAGTACGCCAACCCCGTAGGTATTTGCCTCGCTGAGTGGACCGTCCGGCCCACAGTCGATGGAGAACCCCGTGGACAGTTCGATGATGTTGTCGGCGTACAACTCGCTAAAGGCCGCATGGCGTTACTGGCTCTTGAAGCAGCGAACAAGAGCGTCCAGGCTCCCCTGGTGCTTCCTCCTGACGCGCAAGAGTTGGCACTTGGACCGGACAGCGTTCTGCGTACAGCGTCCGCCGAAAAAGTACGGCGAATCCCGCTAGAGGTACCGCAGTCCGCGTTCGCTGAGCAAGGAGTCCTAGATTCTGAACTCAGGAACGGTTCTCGCTACCCAGAAGTACGAACCGGCAACACTGACAGCAGTATCGTCACCGGCAGGGGCGTTCAAGCACTCATGGGTGGCTTTGACACTCAAATACGTGCAGGGCAAGCGATGTTCGCCAAAACTCTTGAGAACTTAGTGTCCAAAGCACTGGAACTTGACGACAAAATCTACCCCAACCTTGAGCGCACCATGCGCGGAAACATGCAAGGAACCCCATACGAGATAAAGTACAAGCCTTCGCGGGAGATTAAGGGCGACTACACCGTTGACGTGCAGTACGGCCTCATGGCTGGCCTTGACCCCAACCGTGCGCTCGTATTCGGGCTGCAAGCCCGTGGAGACAAGTTAATTAGTCGTGATTTCCTACGCAGGCAAATGCCATTCGCACTAGATGCCACCGAAGAAGAACAAATGGTGGACATTGAGGAGATGCGAGACGCTTTAAAGACCGCTGTAGCAGGGTACGCACAGTCGATACCCGTTATGGCTCAACAGGGTCAAGACCCTGGAGAGATTTTAGAGCGCGTAGCAGAAATTATTTCAGGGCGAGAAAAGGGTAAACCAATTGAATCTGTGATTACCGAGGCTTTCGCTCCTGAAGAACCCCCACCCGGGGAAGGTGTACCTGGTATGGACGGCATTGATCCTGCTGCTCAGGGAGGCCCCCCGGGTGCAGGGGGCATCAACTCTGACGGTACCATGCGCGGCGTGGCACCAGGACAGCAAGGGATGGGGCCTGGAGGCCGACCCGATCTTAGTATGCTGCTCGCTGGACTATCCAGCAGCGGAGAACCAAACATGCAAGCGAACGTATCTCGTCGTCTACCCATTTAGGAGATCAAAATGCCACGATCTAATGATCTAATGGCGGGCGTTCGTATGGGAGAAATGGCTGTCAGCCTGATCGCTAGCGGCACACCCTACTCCCCAGACGTGGCTGACGACATGGCTAGGCGCACTATTGACTTGTGGCGTGGCATGCTTGACGTTATGGACGAGTACAGCATGCTAGATAACAACCCAAGCGAAGACGAAGAAGAGGGTTACGAAATACCTACCCGTAAGGGGCTAGAGACTCCCCACATAGTACGGTTCATAGATGAGTGGAATGGAGATGAGGATGGCTAGAGGCGGCTATCGTAAGCCGAGCGAACCGGCACCCGCATCTCCCCCTGGGTCTATGAGTAGACGAACTGATGGGGGACCGGCTAAACCTGTACAACCAATGACAGGTATGCCATATGGAGAAAACGCGGACTTTAATGAGATGCAGTCTGCTGCTCCTCAAGGGGCGACCTCCGGTCCTGCTGTAAACCCAATGCCTATGCAGGCCGGGGGTGCCCCACCTAACCCTCTCATGTCACAATCCGCTAGACCCATGGAGCCTGTAACTGACGGCTCACGCATTGGCCCCGGACAAACACCAGCAGACTCCTACGTGGGGGCCGTGGGTGAGGACATGAGGATGATTAAAGAGTACCTACCCGACCTGGAAGTGCCCTTAATGTGGGAAGGTACACCTAAAACTTACCGTATGTTAGTTGCTTACATAAGGAACCTATGACTAAGTGGCGTAGTGGCTCACGCCTAGACTTGTTTAACGAAGGTGTTAAGCGTCTTGGATACGAGCACATACCCCTTGCCTGGGGCTTAAGTATGGTTGAGTGGCGTTCAAAAAACGAGTTGAACCAGTTTATTGATGCTCTCACATACGATGATGCCCAAGATCGGGTGGATCAGCCATGAGTTTCATGCGTGAGGACGATAACGTAGGTCTTGGTGGCGGGGATCGCAAGCCGTTTAAAGTAAGTGAGTGGATAGGTAAGCAGAGTCTTGTCCGGGGTGGAACTACCCTGGGTGAGGTAGGCTCCTTCCTTGGTAACGCACTAGGAAGGTATGTTGAGGATGCCGACCGCAAACTGACCCCGCTCGTTAACCGTGACATGATGAGTTTCGGGTATGAAACCAATAAGAGTGGCTATCGGGAAGATGTGCTTAGGGAAGCGGAAGAAACTGGGCGCACTGAGCAGCAAGTACTTGATGAACGTGCCCGTGGCGACCTGGGCCTTGGCACAACCGACCTCCAGCCATCCAGAGAACTTGCTGAACGCCAGCGCGAGTACGGACTGAACCCAGGGGTCCTAGTTAACGCAATTGAGAAACTAGATACCGGGTGGACTTACGGTATAGAGCGTCCAACGTCCACCGCCGCCATGTTACTAGACTCGAACAACCCGTACCCGCTGTCAAGTAGGGTCCGCAATTCGTGGAACCGAAGCGAAGATGTTAGCCCCGGACAAGCATACGCATCCAGCAGTTTTACTTTACCTGTTGATGTACCATCAATGCTTATTAAACAACTTCCAACATTTCAAGATGTTGACATTTACCAAGAAGACCCCTTTGCTCCCAACAGCATTGAGCAAGCCAACAAAAACAATCCTGTATACCAGTTGTACACGGGGTCAGGGGACTTCACGTTTGATACCGTTATGCCTATTGGTATTGGGCCAGCGGCTAAGGCTGGTAAAATAAAATTAGGTCTGGGGCGAAC